AGATCCTTGGGAAAACTCATGTTGGCACCAAAGTAGATATGCTCAATGTGCTGAGACTGATCTTCATAGGATGCAAAATCATCCAGCCAATCTTGTATGTCGGCAGCGGACTGTATGCCCACAACAAACAAGGTTTTCTTTCCATAAGCTGGCGTATGCTCAACTTCTGTACCGGTGAAGAAAGTAGCGGCATCACTAATGCCAGTGTCGTAAGATCTATTCATAGTTGTATTTTAACAATAAGAGTTGTCAAAGTCAATATTTAGATGCTCTTTTTATAAAGCAATTACACAGACTCCAATTGATCAAGTTTGTTCTCGTCTAACTCGGGTTCTTCGTAGTCTTCTACATCAGCGGCAAATAGAGTGTTGAACATGGTGTTGGCATTCATGGTCTTCTTACCTTTGAATCCGCGTGTGCCAACAATCTCCATCCAATATGTGCTATATTTCTCAATGATTGATTCTGCTGTGTCACGGTCTGGTGCGGCAAATATAGATTCTACAATGTCTTCGAAAAATGCATAGTCTCCGGTGCTACGACGCATCATAGCAGGATGCTCGCCGGCATCAAATTCTCTATTGGCACGTTGCACAGCTTCAAGGTGTGTCCAAACATTGTGACCCATGAGCAAAGCATATGAGAAACTATCCCACGATGTCTTACCCCACTTGCCGTTCTTGTTTACATCCGGAAGCACATCATAGTTTTCGGCCACTGCACGATTTTCAACAGTGTCTGCTACACCTGTTTTTAATACGCCGGGCTTGTAGATACAGATATCGTTGATTTTTAATAGTTGACTGATAGGGCTTTCATCAAAATGATCAACATAACCGTCATTGATGATTACATCTCGGTAACTGCGTGTGTCTAGTGCATATTTTTTATCATCCACACTGGGACTCATTCTATAGCACCACTTTTCGTCGTGTGGCAGGTCAATGTGATGATAAACTTGTCCATTGGCTGTGGCAAGGAATGGACTGGCACAATCAAAGGAGATAGTAAATGCGGGGTTAACGTATTTCCTAACTGCTCTTTGAATCACGGTGAGTAGCACAGCCCATTCCAACTTTGATGTACCCAAGAAGTGCATCCAATCGTGCCTGCCTTCTTGTAACAAATTATCATAGCGCAAAGCCACCAAGCGTTTGAGTACTAGGTGTACGTCGCACATGTTCTGTCCGCCCATGGCCCAACCATCAAAGTGGGTGTCTGGGTACACTGTGGGATCACAGAACTCTTTCATCTCTCGATACCAATCTTCAGCTGAAGTATGGTTATCACCTTGCAGAACATTCAAGAACTTGGCACCACCATTGTTCTTACCACGACGGTGTGCCATAAAATACAAGTTGTTGTATTTTGTAGCTGCCACAGCTTCTGGCAATGTGGTAATGCCACAGGCCAGGCTGGCCTTCTTGTCATGAACAACCCAGGTTGGAATATCCAAGATCATGCCATAGTCAGCAATGCCATCCAACCAACGAAGGATACCATCTCGTTTCTTCTGCGCGGCATCTAGCTGTTTCTGATACTCGGCCAATGGATTAACTGTTGTGGTCTTGCCCTTGGCATTGACCACAGTGTGTGTGCCCTGTGCTGTTAGTTCTGCTAGCTTTTGTTGTACTTCGGGTCCTGTTGGATCTCGCCACTCGCCTTCCCACAAGCCCTTGGCAATCTGAAATCCACCCGAGTCTCCGAGTACAAAGGTTCCAGGTTCGCGATTACGAACCATGTCCTCACTCCAGTCTTGTTTGGAGAGATCCAAGTTGGCATGACCACCTGAATACAGGCTCCATTTGTAAGGAAACAAGCCTTTGGAACTGTTGAGCCAATTCATCTGTTCCATGTCTGTGAGACCTTGTGGGAAACGTGCAGGGTCTACATAGTGTTCATTGCGTTGCTTGCCCACAAAGGTGGCGTAAAATCCACTAATGGCTGGAAGAAACACAGCGTAGTCTGATTGCTTGGCTGTAAGGTTGTCTTGTTTGATCATTTTTTATTTAATAGCACCCAGGTTTTTATTTCGGAAGGAAGCTCATTTTCAATTTCCTCACAGCGTTCTCTCAATTGATTGATTGTGGTACGTATGTGCCCAGTGTTGGCTGGGCGCACACGGTCCTGAAGAATGCTTATTTCTTCACATAAAACTTGATACCTAATCAAAGGATCAGTGGCAATCATTTTGTTTGTGCAGGAATAGTGTAGTTCCAAACAGCAATACCACTGTTGACAGTGATTTGTGCGGCACCTTCGTCGCTGATACGCAACATCTTGTCGCCTGGCAAACTGAGAATACTGATGACAACATTGATGGGCCAGCTCCATGCCTTGCTCAAACTACCCGAGACACCGGTGGCAAAAGTAAAGTCGCCGGCGTGACTGCTGTGATCACCAAAGTAAAACTTTAAATCACCACTGTGAGTTTTGGCAATAAATGTGGTTTCTTCGCTGTTGGCACTGGCTTGAAACTTGAGTCGTTGTATGCTGAGATTGGTAGGAGCAACTTCTACGCCCCACTTGACACCTTTGAACTTCACAGTTTTGAGTTTGTCATTGACAACATTGGCACTCATAAATCTGTAGTCGTTTTTAAAGTCGCCTACCTTGTTTTCAAAGTGAATACCATCAGGCTGGTCTGCGCCTTCTGCGTCTTTCTTCTTGGTAATGCTGAGTTTGGCATCTTCTTTGTATTCTGTGATATTGAGAATAGTATTGAGTTTGCCTAGGTTAGGCATACCAAATGTGCCTACAAATTCTGCCACTGGGCCAGCAAATTTGGCCTCAACAATGACGCTACGGTCTTCGGCAATGGCATTGACATTGGTCTCGCTGTCTGTGCCCACGACCTTGACTAGGTCAATGACGCCAAGTCCGTGTGTGTGTTGTACGATGTCTAAAAGTTGGTCTTTCATAAGTTCTCCTGTGTTGTGTATTATAGTAAATGTATTTAGAAAATTCAACCTGTATGGTAAAATTATTCCCAGCTAAAAAGTGAATCAAAAGTAGTTTTAATTTCTGTGTGTTCTGGAATGCTCCAGTCTAGTACACCTAAAAGGTTTTCAACCTTTTGGTTAACAATGGCACTTTCCATTTCGTTGTCATCAAATGGCAACTCTTTGAACCAAGCAGGTATGTGTGTTTCATCTGTGGGGTATCCGACACTGGTAAAGCCCAAGGGATTGTCTCGGAGTTTGCACACAATGGTCTTCATACCGTCAATGATCTGCATACTGTAGTTGTCACCGTTCATCCTGCGTAGGCTGTTCCAGTTCATGGCAGCTCGAACATGCCCTGGCATGTTGGCACGACCCAGGCGTTCTTCTTCCTTGGTAAACTTGGTCAAGTTGTTGACCCGTTTGGGTGTGCCTTTTTCCCAGGCAGGTCTATCAGCAAACAAGATTTTGAAATCCCTTACACGATCATAGATCTCTTCTTGAGCAGACCCAGTCAACACCTTGAGCAACAACTCACTGAGAAAGTCTTGTACAACTTTGGGTGTGTCACTGCGCTTCAAGTCCAGACCCATGGCCTTGACCTTGCCTGGCTTGCCGTGTGTGTCTAGTCTGTTGCCTTCGAGATCATAGATCAACACAGCATAGCGTTTCTTCTTGATGAACAAGCCCTTTTCTGCCACCAGTTCTCGACCGCCTTTGATTAGGCTGCCCATTTCTCTAGGGCAGTGGAACGCACGTTCCATGAATCCTGGAAAGCTGTCATTGACGCTTTCTGCAATGGTATCATAGAGCTGAACACAAATGTCTTTGTTCCATTCCATGCGCCCTGCTTTGATTTCTTCTTTGAGTATGGGCCATGCACTAAAGTACACAGAGTCTGTGTCGCCATAGATAATTGCCTTACCTATGTGATCGTATTCCCCGGTTACACATTCGTTGACATGACTGTCCATGTGTCGAGCAATTGCACGACCAGTCAAAGTAGTGCTCTGTCCAATACGCTTGTCAAAGAAACGGCAGCCAGGATTCAAGATAGCACCATACAAGCTGTTAAGATTAATCTTTTTAACCAACTGACGCTTGTCCCAGAATGCTTTGTCCTCGGGTGTGACAGCGTCTTTTTTCTTGGCCTGTAGTTCTTTGCGTTCCGCATACCAACGCTCTAACAAGCCTGGAATAACACCTTTGGCGTCGTACTTGAAGATAGTGCCATTGGCACTGAGGATCCAGGGTTGCCTGCTGTCAAAGATCAGCTTCCAAATATCAGCGGCACTCATTACATCACTGCCACCGCCTTCCCAGTCAATGGTAATCTCTGTGCCAGGCTCGCAATTCATCACAGAGGTATATTCCAAGCTGGCAAACAGGCCCTCCCAAGATTCTGCAAACTTGTCTTTGTTTTCTACCATCTTCTCTGCAATGTACCTATCGGTCATTATCGGTCTAAGTTGTCCGACAATTGTTTCTGGCGCCATGTTAAGGGCACGAATAGCCGAGGGATAGAGCGAATTAATATCAATGGCTCCGATGTATTCGTGGATGCCTTTTTTGGGATAAGCAACGTAGGCACCTGCCGCTTGTGTGTCACCTTGTTCATCTCGATTCCTCCTATTTTGAACAACTAAACCTCTTTGATGTGCTTCATTGATAATGGCCTGTTCTGTGACAGCCACAGCACCCATGGTGGTCTGTAACAGCACAGTATTATCGTGAGCCAGTTCGTTGGCAAGATCCAAGAAACGTAGCTTCTTATCTAGTTTGGCCAACAGCACAGTATCTTGTCTATTATAGTCAATGAACTTGTGAAAGTCCTTGTTGTACAATTGATCCAAGGTGCCTTCATAGGCCAACTTGCGTTCGTCTAGTTCGTACTCGCCGATGGCATCCAGGCTATAGCTGTGTCGTTCTTCATATGTGTACTTGCGGTACAGTTGCATATAGTCCAGGTGCACACGACCCACTAGGTCAAATGTGATGTTCTCTGCACCAAAGCGTTCAAATGTACGCTCTTTGGGAAACTGGTTCCATAAACAATAGCGACGTGTGTCGTCTTTGCTGAGTACCTTCTTGGTACGCATGACCATGTAGGGAATATCGAAACCTTCCGAGTTCCAACCGCTTAGGATATCAGCATCGTCGATCAAGTTAAGGAATGTGTCAATCATGTCCTCTTCTCGTTCAAACAAGAAACAGTTGTCAAATTTGGCACATTCTTCTTGTGCAGTTTCCCAGCTGTAGGTCTTGGGCGGAACTACCAGCGTGACCAGCTTGTCCAACCAGTCCAGGTACACTGAAATAGCAGTGACAGGATTAAACGGATCTTCGGGTCGACTATAACCCTTGATGGGATCAAAGTCGACCTCAATGTCGAAAAATGCTGTTTGTAACTTGGGCGACTCTATGCCTGCATAGTTGTCTGCGAGACATCTGAAGATGGGATTGATGTCCGACTCCCACAGGCGTTTGCCGGAATGTATCTTTAGTTCTTTGTGGAATTCTTTGCTGTGGCGTGTGCTAAAACGACTCACCGGCGTTCCGTACACAGTGGTAAATTTACCTCTAGGGTCATCATAGTAGAATACATAGTTTGCTGGGTACTCTCTGTATTCTCTCTTGCCCTGGACACGTTCGACGATGTGAATACGGTCGCCGGCACGGTCATACAATGCGTCAATATAACTCATATTTCTCCTATGTCACTTATAGCTGACAAATACTGTTCTACTTGCCGTTTAACGTCCGGCGAGACCTAGATATTTATTGCGTCAGCATTCTGACGAGACCAACACTATCAATGGTCACAAGTAACAGGTAGTTAGCCAACATCCCAAAAGATTTCCGAGTAAAAGCAGCCCAAGCATAGAGACTGCAACCGAAGATCCATATAGGGTACATAGCAAGTAAGGGCGGATTGGGAACTGTGAGAGCCATGGTAATTGAACAGCCAATGCTAATAGCCCAAGCAAGCAACTCAACGCAAAAACGAAACCTATTGCTACTAAAGTCATTTTTAATCCAAGTTACAATTCCGTATAGAACATTGTTCATAATCAAAGTGTTTTGCCAACAGTTTCAAGAATGGTATTGAGCTGTTCGTGATCTTTGTTGGTTTCGCCTAGGTTGGCCTTGTGTGCAATCTTCACAGCCTTTTTAAGCACAGCCGGTTTGATTTCCAACTCTTCGGCAATGGCCTTGATTGTGTCATTGAGCCCGGCATTGAGATCATCAATTTCATGCAAGGTGCGCATGCCTTCGTTGATGATCTGTGTCAGTTTGAGTTTTTGTTCGCCGCTAAAAGTTTTAACATCCATTGAA